ATTGATAACGGTGGGAACAGAATAAATGTTAATGTTAGAATATCTTCCACGTACCACTTCCTCAAGGGCGTTAACCTCGTGAGTATCTTTATAATACATATCATGATTACCAACAACAATATGTGTCTCAATGCCTCTCTCCGCTAAAGGTTCGAAAAAGTCCTCACGGAGCCGCTTGGCAGTCATAAAGTTTACGAACTTGCGGCGGTCATAGATATCACCAAGATGAACAACATGTTTAATATTATGCTTATCTATATTATCAAAAAACCAATTCCAACACTTCTTCTGATAATGCTGAAATGCCGGGTTATCATTTCTGACCCCGGCATGTGTATCCGTCGGCATAGCAATCAACGCCATAATCTATCCTTCAAATCTAATAACAAATTAATGGTTACATTATATACTAAAAAGATGATTTCGTCAATCTTCTTTGGTAGCTTCAATATAGGTTTCATATTCCGACTGTCTCAACCATCCGAGATTGATCATACGTTTCATTATTTTTTCTTTGCTTTTCTGATCAAGAGGAACAGGTTCCACTATCTTGTCACAAAACCATTCGACATGCTGATCAACTTCTTTGACAAAATCATCGATATCCATTATCTCTGTCCTGTTCTGAACCGAGACGATTGACTCATTTCTTGATCATACTCTAGAATTGCCTTGTCAACAGCTTTACGAATATCATCGAGTCGATTGCGATAGTTACCGCGAATATGGACACGTTCATTTTTGTCTTTTAGACAATCAATCAAGTGCATTACCTGAATCGGCACATTTATTAGTTCTTCCTTCATTTTCATCTTCATTCTCCACGAATTTCTCTAACCCTTCTTTTTTCTCTTTACGTTTTTCTTTCTTTGCCTTTTCTCGTTCCTCAAACTTCTTAATGAACTCATTAAGGTTATCATACATCACATGGGTAACCAAATTGTTTCCGTCACCGTCAAACATGAGATTAGCATCATTAGTTTCCAGAACACCTTCCTGAAACTTCTTATACATTATATATCGGTTCTTCTCTTCCTTGTTTATCCTACGATGAAAGGCATAATAAATGATTTGAGTGAAGTAAGCAAAAGGATTACTATACTTGTCGGAATCAAAATTGTCAAAATACATAAAGCAATTTTCAATGGCATCGGAAATCATTTCATCCCTGAAAGAGTAATTCATGAACCTAGGTTTGTGAGAAAGGTTCTCTGCAATCAGATAGATACACTTTCCTATATAATCTGATAATCGAGGTTTCTCTTTGCCAGCGGCCGCAGCATCTTTACACTTTTGTTTGTGTATCTTTATCTCTGCTAAGAACTTCTCGTTATCAACGTAATGGTTCTTCTTTTTAGTCTTGGTCATTGTTATCACACCTTGTTCAACTTTCAAAGTATTATACAACATAAAAAAAGTTTTGTCAAACGGGATTTTAGGGCTTGACACGCTTTTAGTATTGTGTGTATAATGTGCTTTGCAGCCACCACCAGCTAAGGAATTTAATCCAAATGCAACCTGTCGAGCGAAGCGAGACATTGCGAAGCAATAACTTAGCTTTTGACTCCTGGCTCGGTAAGCATTATCATTTTATCAATCTGCTGTTTAAGCATAGGACCACGATCCGGCCATCGTATCATTGGCTGATCTGGATTCTTTGCTAAATTATGTAATAGTGGCAGGTATATATTCCTAATAGCTAACAATCTTGCTTTAAGATCATTCACTTCACCTGTAATAGGTTCTAGATCGGGTTCATCTTCAAATGTGAATCCATAATCATGAGTATCTTTACCCAAATCAAAATATTTATTGGTCATTAGTGATAGGTCCTTTTGTTTGCTATTTCATTCAATATTTCTTCCAATGCCGATTCTTCAATAGGTTCTTCTTCAACCTTTTCTGTCTTTTCTTCTAGCTTTTCGGAAGCCTTCATATACGTATCAACACTGTCCCAATAGTATGTATTCATTCTCGGTGAGACATCATGCATGAACATGACTTCATTAGAATGAATGGTAAATTCTTGTATGTCACACATTCTGGGAAAGACCCACGGCATAAATGCTATTTGAACATATCCCGGTGATGAGGTAGGTATATAGACTGCTTTAAGTGGATAGTAAAGTGTATAGGACAATTGATCATCATTTAAAGTTTCCAATATCTCGGCAACCACATCATCACCATTCCGCAGTCTCATAAACTTTACAATTGGATTCACATCATCATTCATCACTTATCCTTCATATCTATCTTGTAGATTTTGAACTCAAATTTTTCTTCACTGTATGTTTTGATACGTTCGAGGAAATGTTTGAGAGTAAAGTTCTCTTTGGACTTCCAGCTAAAGTCGTCGGCAATGTCATATAAGGTGGCGGATTTCTTTGTGTCACTAACCCGAAGGCCTCTACCGATTGATTGTAGGTTACGAATCTTGGACTTGGTAGGAGATGCAAAGATGACGTTATCCAAGGCCACGATATTAGTACCAGTAGACAAAACGCCAACGGACCCAACAATAATAGCATTACTTTCATTCTCAACGATCTTACGGATCGCTTCTCTATCCCCGACATCTGTTCCTCCGTGTATGAAAAATACTTTACGACCTTCTTTTACCCTTTTACTCAACATTTCATGCAATATGGCTCCATGAGACTCAACAAAATTGAATAGTAGGAGAGTGTTACCTTCCAGTGATAGAGCCAGATTAACAATAAACTTATTCCTAGCAGGATTGGATACAATGTATTTGATTTCATCTTGATACCCCGCTGATTTCATATACTGACATTCTTCCTCACTATACTTTAACAATAGGCATTTGATCTTTAGTTCAGCTAGTTGCTTCTTCTCCATCAACTCAGCCGATGTGGTTGCACGATATATTTGTCCGAACAATCCGATTAACTGCCATTCGTGCGCCTTAGAACCTGATAGCGTTCCTGTAACACCCAACCGATAAGTAGCCTTAGAACATTTACCAACAATGTCTGTAAGAGACTTGGCTTGTGCTTGATGTACCTCATCACAGATAACATAATCAAATTGCTCAAAGTATTCTTTTGGCATCTTATATAAAGATTGCCAGGTAGATATACAGATAGGTTTATCCGTTTCTTTATCTCTTCCGGAATAGACACGATGACAATACTTGCTCATGTCTTTACCATTCTTTGAAGAATAATCCTCAAAGTCGGAATACATTTGTTCTACTAATGCAGCCCTTGGAACAATGAGAAGGCCTCGCTTCCCTTGTTTAAGAAGATAATTACAAACAAGGTATAGCAAAAGAGACTTGCCGGAACCAGTAGGGCTAAGAACAATACGACGTTTAGAACGAATAGCATGAACGAAAGCATCCATCTGATAATCACGAGGAGGATGTTTTGGATTGAGTTTTTCAACGAACTGCTGCGCCTCGCTAATTGAAAATGAGGTATCATAGACTTCATCGTTATACTCATATGTATATCCTTTTTTATTCGCCCATTCCATTACCTGTGGTGCGAGACCACGATAGATTTGTCTGGAGAGAGGGTTGAATAATCTTAGATAACCATCCCATAGTTTTTGCTTGTATGAAGGCACAAACTGAAATCCGGGAGGTCTAAATGAGAATGCGTCTCTTAGTTCCCATGCAACGGATTCCTCGCATTGGACCTTAATGAACGACTCATTCGCATTTGTAATAACTATATGCATTATTTACCTAAAGTTAATTGCTGATACTTTACATAGTTCCCGAGGTCCCAAGTTCTATTATGTAAAGACTTTAATACGGTCTCGCAATATGATACTATTTCCTCGTGTGCCACTTTCTTTAGTAGCAGGTTGATCAGTTCTTTATCAGTCTCTATCTTTCTAGCTACCTTAGGATCAGAAAGAACAAACTGCATTGGTTCCCAACCGTGTTCTTTCAATTCTTCTTCTGATAGTCTTCCAGCATAATAATCTTCTTTAAGACCTTTCTTGATCTTATATTCAGCCTCAAGTTTACGGATAACATGTCTGTGGTAAGACATGATATTGAGGTACTTACCGTGTAAATGGGAAATCTTTAGTATTTCCTTTTCCATAGATGTTGCATCTATGTAGGAATCAGAAGTCCATTCTTTCATAAGCGTATCGATGGATACCGGTGGGATCATGATATAACTCCGTCAAAAAGATCATTATACACTATTTATTTCGGAAAATCAAATTCTTTCAAATTCAAAAAAGTCATAACGGAAAGTGATATCGAATGTGGGAATGTTATCGGCATCCGTTTTTGTATCA